TTGGTGATAATTTAGACCAAGTTACCGCAGTCACAATTAACAATGTGACGACAACAAATAATATAACAATTATTAATAAATTTAATATTAGTGTTATTGTTCCTTTTAGTAATACCTCGATTCCTCAACAAGACTCAATAATAGTTAGAGGATTAAAAGGTGATGGCATAAGTCTCAGCGCGTTCACATATAACCCCCAACAATTAACGCCATCAACACCAATAACACCACCGGGATTACCACCTAATGTTAATACCCAACCTCAAATAGTTGTATTAACTGCAAATACAACGACTAATCAAACAACAGGAGGGAACACCAATATGGTAATTGCTATCAACCCTGTCTCAGGTCAATGGAATATTTTACCTGAATATGTTGAATGGACATGGACCGCAACTAAACCTGTTGTTGGGCCTAACAATACAATTGTAGATGAGAAAATTGGACAAGGGACATTTGAAAAAGAGTTTGAAAATAATGTGAGTGGAAATAGACAAAGTTTCTCAATTACCGATGTTGATATACAAGGTGCGGTTAGTGAACGAGTTAGTTATGTTATTGATGTAAATAAAAACACTAAAATTCAAAGTAAAATTACTTTAGTTGCAGAACCTCTCGACAGAAATGTAATTTACAATGTTACCAATAATCCTAATGATGTTATTAGAGATATTTCACAAACATTCTCATTTACGGTTATAACAAGTTAACTTATTTAGTTTTGTTGTATATTTATATATAAAATAATTATATGAATTTAAAAACGGCATTAGACAACTATCTTGGAAAATCAGTTAGATACTCTGAAGAAGATAATGGTGATGGAACCAAACAAGTTTGTGACTTAGATACTGGTGATTGTTATGTGGTTAGAGAAAGAGACGGACTTATCGAAAGAGCGGGACATCAAACAACTGCTAACAGAAGAGTTAGAGTTGAAACTTCAAGAGGAATTAAACAATTATTAAACGGTTAATTAAATGAGTTTAGATAAAAAAATATTAGAAGAAATTCAAAGATATAGAAGTATTAATAACTATATCTCAGAACAGGATGCGATTGATGATTTAACCGCACCATTACCTGGAGTTGAAACTGCACCGGCGCTCGGAGCAGAAACAACACCACCGGCACCCGAAGCGGAAGTAACACCCAAACCAATCGATGTTGAAACTGACCCTGATGTTGAAAAAATTGATAGTGAAGGAAAATCTGAAGAGAACAAAGAGGACTCCTCTGGCACTGAAGAACTTGACATTACCGAATTGGTTGACGCTCAAAAAAATATCCAAACCAAACAAGACGATTATTTTGAAAACCTATTCAATCAATTAAATACCTTAGAACAAAAACTAGGTGAGATGGATACCATTATGACTAAACTTAATTCACTTGAAAACAAAATAGAGAAGTATAGAGAGAAAACTCCTCAAGAAAAATTGGAATTGAGAAGTTATGATTCATACCCTTTTAATCAAAAATTATCACAATTTTTTGATGACAAACAAGAAGAAATGGAAAAAACAGGAAAAAATGATTATGTTTTAACTTCAGATGATGTTACCGACATAAATGTGAATGATATAAAAAATTCATTCCGAGGTGGAGGATTTAAAGACGATTTAAAATATAGATAAAGAGAAAAAAAATAAATGAGAAAACCACCCAAAAGGTGGTTTTTTTTATTTGACAAAGTTGATAATTTCAATTATCATTAATTAATTATTTATAAATTTAAAACATAAAACACATGATGAGTTCATTAGACGCCGTATTGGCACAGTACGAAAAAGCACAACAAGCAGGGGGCGGGGCCCAAAGTAAAATGTCTCAAGATGAAAGAATGAAAAAGTATTTCGCTCTTATTCTTGGGGAAAAAGAAAAATCAGGACAACGAAGAGTTCGTATCCTACCAACACAAGATGGTAGTTCACCATTTAAAGAAGCTTGGTATCACGAAATCCAAGTAGGTGGACAATGGCAAAAATTTTATGACCCGGGAAAGAATGACAATGAGCGTTCTCCATTAAACGAAGTTTATGAGGAGTTAATGTCTACAGGTAAAGAGTCAGACAAAGAATTGGCAAAACAATATAAATCTCGTAAATTTTACATCGTTAAAGTTATCGATAGAGATAATGAAGCGGATGGACCAAAATTTTGGAGATTCAAACATAACTATAAAAATGATGGTATCTTGGATAAGATTATTCCTATTTGGAGAAACAAAGGAGACATCACAGACCCTGAAAAAGGTCGTGACCTTATCGTTGAGTTAGCAAAGTCTAAAACACCGGCAGGTAAAGAATATACAAGTGTGTCGACGATTATGTATGATGACCCGACTCCGGTTCATGAAGAAAAAACTCAAGGAGATACTTGGATTAATGATGAATTGACTTGGTTGGATGTTTATTCAAAAAAACCTGTTGAATATCTTGAAGCTATCGCTCGTGGAGAAACTCCAAAATGGGATAGTGATAAAGGTGGATATGTTTATACCAATGACGCAGAATCTACCACAACTATGGGTGGTTCTAAAAAAACAGAAACAAAAACAACAATCGTTGACCCTCAAGTAAATGATGTGGTCGATGGTGATTTACCATTTTAATAACTCATCGAAGACATTCTCAAAGACATTTTGTCCTTGAGAATGTTTTTTGATTTAAAAACAAACTTATGAAAATTCGAGAAAAATTATATGAGGCACTCATTAAAAAATATGAGAGTCAAATGAGTGAAGCTGAAGCCACTTTAATGGTGTATATGGAGAACCCTGTTGGTATTGGTGAACATCCACAACATTTAGGAGAAATGGATAACCTTATTGAACAAATCTCAAACGCTAACGATAAATTAAAAACCTTAAAAGAATTTTACAAGTATAATTATGGCAATTAAGAAAAATGATTTCAGTTCGTTGAAGAAAAAGTTCTCAACGTCTGCAAAATATAAACCACAAAGATTTTTTGATTTGGGTCCTGACTTCTTGGATGCGGTAGGATTACCGGGTCCGGCGATAGGGCATTTGAATATGTTATTGGGTCACTCTGATACGGGTAAAACAACGGCATTAGTTAAAACTGCGGTTGACGCTCAAAAGAAAGGTATTCTTCCTGTATTTATTATTACAGAACAGAAATGGAGTTTTGAACATGCTAAACTTATGGGATTCCAATGTGAAGAAGTTGTTGATGAAGAAACAGGTGAACTTGATTGGGACGGATTCTTTATAATAAACAATAATTTTCAGTATATTGAGCAGATTACGGATTATATAAATGAATTATTAGATGCTCAAGATAAAGGTGAGTTGGATTATGATTTGTGTATAATGTGGGATTCGGTAGGTTCAATTCCGTGCAAAATGACTTATGACGGAAAGGGAGGCAAGCAACATACGGCAGGTGTTCTATCAGATAAAATTGGTATGGGAATCAACCAAAGAATATCAGGTTCTCGTAGAGCAGATTCAAAATATGAAAATACTTTAGTAATTGTGAACCAACCATGGGTGAGTTTGCCTGATAACCCTTTTAGTCAGCCTAAAATTATGTCTAAAGGAGGCAATGCGGTTTGGCTTAACTCATCTTTAGTTTTCTTATTTGGTAATCAAAAAGATGCTGGAACTTCTAAAATTACCGCTACAAAAGATAAACGCTCAATTAAATTTGCAATACGAAGTAAGGTGTCTGTCTTAAAAAATCACATATCAGGATTAGGTTATGATGATGGTAAAATAATTGTTACACCACATGGATTTTTAGCTGGTAAAGATTCTACTGAAGAAAAATCTAATATTGAAAAATATAAAAAAGAGTATGCTGAATATTGGAAAGATATTATTGGTGTTGATGGTGATTATGATTTAAAAGAAGAATTTGAGGAAGATAAATAAAAAAAGTTGTAATTATTCTACTTTTAATATATTTGCGGATATTTATTAATATGGGAAGAAAGAAAAAAGAAGAAATTGAAAAAAAAGTTAAGATTGGAGTTTCGGTTGACCCCGAGCTTCCACAATACTTTAAAGACAAATCTATTAATCTATCTTCTCTTGTTAATAAGTTATTAAAAGAATATATTAAAAATGGAAACTAAGGTTTGTTCTAAATGTAAAGAAGAAAAAAAAGTTTGTGAATTTGGTCGTTCAAAATCATCTAAAGATGGATTGTTATATTGTTGTAAAGAATGTAATAATAAACGAAGTAAAACTTATCGTAATGAAAATTATCAAAAAACATTAGGGCAACAAAAAAAATGGAGGGATAAAAATCCCGAATGGGTTTACAATCGTCAAAAAAAATGGAGAGATGAAAATCGTGAATTGGCTAATGAGATGAAACGGAATTGGTTAAGTAAAAACCCTGAAAAAAGAAAAGAATATCGAGAAAATTACAAACCAAGAAAACGGGAACAAAGGAAAGAAAGACGTAATAATGACCCAATTTTTAATTTAACCAATAGAATGAGAGGTCGATTGAGAAAATATCTAACTATTCTCAACATCACCAAAAAGAACAAAACTTTTGAAATTGTTGGATGTTCTCCACAATTCCTTAAGGAATATTTAGAAAAACAATTTGTTGATGGTATGACTTGGGAGAATAGGAATGAATGGCACATTGACCACATCACTCCATTATCTTCCGCAAAAACAGAGGAAGAACTTTACAAGTTGTGTCATTATACAAACCTTCAACCATTATGGGCTGAAGAAAATTTGAAAAAAGGTAACAAAATTATTGTCTAACCAATAAATGAAAAAAATTGAAAAAAACATTATTAGTCGATGGAAACAATGCTCTTTTAATAGGGTTCTACGGGGTTAGAGATTTATACAACAATGGTGAACATTTAGGTGGA